ATAAAACCAACGCATGAGCTTTACAGCAACCCTTGTCCAAGCACAGAATCTTAGGAACTGTGTCGGCAAGGATCGTAAGAGCTCCCCCTGGGACCGGCTATTGCCGGTCCTTGGGAACTCTAACTGGGAAGATGCAGGCAATCGCCTGTTTTACCAGATGCCCTCCGGGAGTCTCCTATCGGAGACCCACAAAGGGGTACGCATTGGCTGGCAAAAATGGCAGCCAAAAACGAAGTACTTCAGTGCTCGCCAAAAGGAAGCACTGAGGGTTATCCTTACAAGGGATATTGGGATGACCCCACGGTCTGTGGAGGTGCTGGTCAATCGACCAGCAGACCAATTCCAGAGGATCGAGGAGTTCATAGCTGGACTCATCGACTCCCTCTGGACCGCAGACCATAGGGTTTTCCTACAAAATTCGCAGGAACTGCGGACCGTACGGAATACCGTGCGGGCCGTTTTCTACGTGGGGACGAGTAATCCCGTCCTCCTCGTAGATCAGTGGAAGGAATGGGGAAATTTCCTCTTCCACACACTTGCCGCCACGGAGACAATCGGCTCCCTGGTGGTCCCAGCCCCCTGGAATATATTCCGGAGGTTAAATCGTATTCCCTACATTCGTAGGATTTACGAAGGAGATAGATCCATGCTGGCAATGCAGCATGTATCTCATCTCGTATCCAGTCGGCAGATGCCTTATATGGGCATCCGAACCGAACTGAAAGCCCGAGCGAAGTTCAAAGAAGTTCTAACCTCGGACTACCAGCCACCTATCGAGCTTGGATTCAAGCTCCAGATGGCCGCCCGCCGGATCGGAGGGATCTGTCGATCCATCCGATCCAACGTAAACCCCGGAGCCTCGCACATATCTGTGACGAACTCGGGGGAATTCAGCTACCCGATCGCCAAAGGCGGCCAGGCAAAAGCTGTAATGGAAGCCATGAAGAGGATACTCCTCATGGTACCATCAGAGGACCGGAGGGAGGATACTCCCTTCGGCCTTGCAGAGCACTGGAGGGGGATCCCCCTCTGGAAGACTCTGTTCAGGAAAATCCCGATCCCACCGGATCAGGAATTCTTACAGGAATGGTACTTCGTAAAGGACCAACCTGGTAGGTTCCGGGGCCTGGATGAGGCCACGGGACAGCAAATACTATACGTGGCGTGGAAAGAATCCACACCCACCATAGTACTACGGACTAATGTAGTCCCAGAGATGGGAAACAAAGCCCGTCATATCACACTTTCAGACTATTGGCTGAACGTGTTACAAGCACCACTCGCTCATCTATTGATTGACGCGATGATGTATCACCCGAGCGTCTTCTCCAGCTTTCACCGACAGGATCAAGCATGGGAAGCCGTGAAGGCAATGTGCAACCTTAAGGAGCTATCGCTCCCTCCGGGGCACGCCGTGCTAAGTAGCGACCTAAAGGACGCCACCAACGCACAACAGTGGGGGATCACGAAAGCGATCCTCCACGGCTTCGCCGAGGGATATCGACTACTGTCGAATCCCCGGTATTTTAACCTGATTTTGGACCAAATCGGTCCCAGGTTTATACTATTCCCGGACGACACTAGCGTGGAGTCCAAGGTAGGTATCATGATGGGCGAGGCAATAGCCAAGCCCTCATTAACTCTCCTCAACCTAGCGATTGAGGAGCTAACATTCCTCGAATTCGTGAAAGCCACGAAAATTCTTGGAACCAGTGAACCCGCGCCCCATAGGCCGTGGAGGTTCATTCATATAGGGGGGGATGACCATCTAGTGATGGGTCCCATCCCCTATTTAAGACGGCTAACAGATAATCATCTGAAAGCCGGATCACACATTGACCCGGGGAAACACGGTTTCTCCCGGATCTGTGTTCGGTATGTGGAGAGGCTCATCAATCTGACGAACCTCCCACACAAACAACCTTTCCATAGTGAAGACTATGAAAAGTCCATCATAGTGGACTCTGTAAAGGTTAGACTCCTTGAGCGTGGCCAATCGACCATGATCAAGAAGGACAACAAGAATGTTGCGATTGGTAAATCGGAACAACTTGGAGGGTGCCTCCAGTGGCTGCCGAATGACAGCCGCTTTTGGACCCAGTCAAAGAAGGCCTCAATAAGAAGCCTCTTTGTAGAGCGCATGGGCCCCCTGCTCCCAAGAGAGACAGAGAACCCACGTGCCTTTGCCGCAATCCACCTACCTAGTAAGATAGGAGGCTACGGCTTAGGGCTTAAGTCCGAGCTAGGATACTGGCTCGAACTGGCCCCCGACCCCCATAAATGGCTAATAAGCCAAGCCATGGAGGGAAAAGATGTTCGTGAGCTCCTCCGGACGTTCCGGAGGCTCAACACGAACACATCCGTCCGAGGAGTCGAGAAGATACTCGACTACCAACAGGCGATCATCCAGCATCTGAGGGAATACCCCCAGCTACTGGGTGCGCTCTCCTGGAAGGAACTTCGAGAGAAGTTCCCCAGCGAGACAAACAACGCGAGGAAAACAATAGCCCTCGCGGCGGATAAAGGCTACCTCTCGATTGAAGAGTTCGCCGAGAGAGTAACTAGAGGAAATCTCTTCCAGGAACTCTTAATGGGTAAGGAGGCCCCAAAGGCCTTCAACACCCGAAAATACACCGAAACATACAGATACGTATGGTCGGTCTGCGAGCGGGAGGGGATGCCAGATGTGGTATCCACCCCCACCCTTGACAGTCGTACGATCGCAAGAGCGATCGACGACATGGTACCCCAGTGGTGGTTTGATATTAACCAAATCACCACCTTCGACGTAGGCACCGGAGACGATGACTACGACTTCCGGGACGGGACATACGATAGTATGTTCACAGAGGGCCTACCGGTCCTCTGGATCCCGCCACGGATATTAGGAGTCCGGACCAATCGGTCCGGGCGTACAGGAAAGGACTGAAAGGTTTATCCCGAAGGAGTCCACCGATCCTTGCCCGCATAGCTCATGCTTTC